TGATATTGATGTATCGGAAGAAATCATTGTTGATACACTGCCTGTCAAAAAGTCGAGTTAATTAAAAGATGAAATACTAGGCATAGACAGAAGTAATATTCCCGTAAGCATAAAGGCTATACCGGATAATGGATATTGCCGGTTGGGGAACAGGACTACGAGAAACAAGATATATTTTGATGAGTATGTGCTAAATTCAAATGATGCTCGCTCCATAAACTATAGAATTAAAACGGCTTTCCATGAATCCTTCCATTTATCTGCTAACGGACTTGAATGGGATGGGATGGACTCATCCGGAAATATAGTTGAAAAATGGAGAAGTTTAGAGGAAACATTTACGGAATCATCTGCGCATTATTTAATTGAGGAGTATGGAATTTCAGCTAAGTTATCTCCGTCTTATACACAGGAACTTGTTGAAAATTTGCCGAGACTGAAGCGACTTGCAAAGTACTCATCTTGTAATACGATTCAAGATTTCGGAAAGATTGCATTTGAGGATAGGCAGAATGGAGTTGGGGCAAAGTGGTTGCACCTTCATTCAGATATGAGTAAAGTTGTATTGCCAATAGATTATTATTCTCAATACAATTCATATATAACTCAAAATGAAGACGATTTGCTTGATATGATGTTCGAAAACATGGTGGAATACAAGCAATATAGGTCACTGATAAAGGCTGAATTAGAATCAGCAATAGGAGAAGATTTCAGGACACTTTCGGGTAATCAACTGGTAATATATAGTAATATTTTGGCATGCGCAATGCAGAAAATGGGGGTACTATGATGGTATATATTCCAAATGGTTGGATAAAAGATAGAAAAAATGAAGATGAAATAAGAACACTTATCTCCGAGAGCCTTGGATGCATTAAGTTGAAAGATAGCTCTCAAAAGGTAGAAGATAGGCTAAAAGAGCTCGGAGAGATAAAGATACTTGAAGAGTTTAAGAAAGGAACATTTGCGGTATAAACAGGCCTTAATTTAATAGAGATAAGTTTTTAAGCACCTTAATAGGGTGCTTTTTTATTGCCGTCTTTTAGCTTTGCAGACGATAAAGAACAAAGAAAAGAAGTGGATTGAACCACGTTAAAAAATGTATGAAAGGATGTATGACAATGAGAAAAGAAGACTTTATAACACTTGGAATGGATGAAGAGTTAGCAGGTAAATGCGAAAAGGCAAGCGCTGAAGAGCTAAAGAATTATGTGCCATATGAGAGATTTAAGGAGCTTGTAGACGAAAAGAACAAGCTCAAGACTGATATTGCCGATAGGGACAAGCAGTTTGAAACATTAAAGAACTCAACAGGCGATGTTGAAGCTATGAAAGAGCAGATTGCTTCGCTACAAGCGGAGAACAAGGCAAAAGATGAAGCTCATGCAACAGAAATCAAGCAGATGAAAATAAATAGTGCTTTGGAGTCTGCGCTAATCAGTTCTAAGGCAAAGAATGTAACAGCGGTCAAGGCACTTATCAAGGATCTTGACAAGGCAGAGCTTCAGGATGACGGAAGCATAAAAGGACTTTACGAGCAGATAAAAGAGCTAAAGAAGTCGGATGGGTATTTGTTCGAGGAGAACACGGTGGCAAAGCCAAGTTTTAAAGGATTCCAGCCGGGAGTTGCAAAGAAAGAGACCGGGTCAGGTCGTGTAGACATGTCAAAAATGTCCTATGAAGAGTTGGCTAACTACATTGAAAACAATCCGGATATAGGGAACTAAGAAAGTAGAGGTAAACAATAATGGCAAAATTTGATGCAAAGAGTTTTAATGACAGAGCATTTGGTGCGTATATGTCCGCGATACCAAATGTAAAGCTTAATAAGTTAAGGGAGTCTATGGCGGTGGTATCCGATCCAAGGCTTGCAGAAGCTTTTAAGAACCAGTCTCAGACAGGTAGTGTTTATGCTATTCTGCCTTATTTTGGCAGATTAGGAGGCAAGGCGCAAAACTATGACGGGCAGACAAACCTAAACCCTGAAAGAACGGCAACTTATGAGCAGGGTGTGTTCGCATATGGAAGAATGATGGGATGGACGGAGGCTGACTTCAGTTATGATGTGACCGGAGGTGTTGACTTTATGGCCAATGTTAGGGCACAGATTATGGATTACTGGAATGAGGTAGATCAGGAGGTTCTACTGTCTATTCTAAAGGGTGTATTCGGCATGAGTGCTACAGGTACGGGAGCTATAAAGACTGCTAACAAGGCTTTTGTAGACGAGCATACACTGGATATTTCAGCATCCACAGAGAATAAAAAGACCGACGAGAGCATGATAATGGGCGTTACAACCCTTAACAGCGCTATTCAGAAGGCTTGTGGAGATAATAAGCAGAAGTTTAGCCTGGTAATTTGCCACTCAAGTGTATCTACGAACCTGGAGAATCTTAAGCTTTTAGCATATCTCAAGTATACAGACAGCGAGGGTGTGGAAAGAGATCTAAGTATGGGTACTTGGAACGGAAGACTTGTGCTTGTGGATGATTCTATGCCTGTAGAGGTAAAGAATGTCGGAGCTACAGGAGGAGATGCGTCTATTTATACCACATATGTGCTTGGAGAGGGTGCAATAGGCTTTGAGGATGTGGGCGCGAAGGTTCCTTACGAGATGGTAAGAGACGGTAAGACTAACGGTGGTGAGGATACTCTTATTTCAAGAAAGAGGAATGCTGTGAGCGTTGCAGGTATCTCATATCTTAAGGCAAATCAGGCGACAAACAGTCCTACTAACGCCGAGCTTGAGAACGGCTTAAACTGGTCACTTGTTCAGAGCGATAATAAGACAATCCCTCATAAGGCTATTCCGATAGCAAGAATTATCTCAAGGGGGTAATATGCTTGAAAGGATAAAAGAGAGATTGCGGTCCATAGGATATGCGGTAAAAGATAGCGATGATATTACTATCAATTTTGCTATGCAAAAGGTTGAAAACACTATAAAGAACGATTGCAATATCTCTGCTATCCCTGATGGGCTTATGCATATTGCAATTGATATGGTCGTTGGCGAGTTTCTTATGTCGAAAAAGACGTTTGCTCCTAACGAACTTTTAAATTTAAATCTGGATTCAGCTATTAAGCAGATACAAGAAGGCGATACAAATATATCTTTTGCAGTAGGCGAAGGAAGCAAGACTGATGAACAAAGGCTTGACAGCTTTATTGACTATCTTTTGAATTACGGCAGAGATGAATTTATCACTTACAGGAGATTCAGATGGTAGATGCATGGAAACAGGCAAGAAAAGCAGTAGAAAGCAGATATAAAGGACTTTGCGACATACTGGAAAAAAGAAAGGTAAAAGATGAGGTTACTAAGGCTACTGTATTGAAAGATATAGTGGTCTTAAGCAATCAACCTTGCAGGTTGTCATACAGTAGCTCCGGCACAGCAAATCAGACTGATACAGTATCAAATATAGAACAGACTATTAAGTTATTTATTGCTCCTGAAATCAAAATTGCTCCAGGATCTAAGCTTAGGATAACACAAAACGGAGTAACTACTGACTATATCTCCAGTGGAGTTCCTGCATTGTATGAAACACACCAAGAAGTATCCTTGGAGCTTGAAAAGGAGAATGCTTAATGGCTAGTTGGGGCAGAGCAGATTTTGAGGCTCTTAGAAACCTTCAGGAAAAGATACAGAGCCTTAAGGATATTGATATGAATGGCTTTTGTACTGCATGCAGCAAGGAGATTGCGGCAAGACTTTTAGCTTTAGTTATAGAGAGGACTCATACAGGCCAGTATCCTTCAGGGAGTGGAAAAGTTGGCGGTACTCTAAAAAGAGGCTGGGGTGCGGTAGCAGATATAAACGTTGTTAAAGAAGGCGATACCTATACGGTAACTATTACAAATCCGGTTGAATATGCTTCCTATGTTGAATTTGGCCATAGAACCAGAAACGGCGGATATGTAGAACCACAACTTATGCTCACTATATCTGAAGAAAAGCTAAAGAATGCAATACCTAAGCTGTTAGAAAGAAAAGTAAAGAAAAAACTTATGGAGGCATTAAGTGGCGGAAATTAACTTATCTTTGGTATTGGATGCTATCACAGTTGTGCTTGATGAATTATCACCCGACTCAAGTATATACATAGATAAAGTTGAACAGGGGTTAAATGACGGTGATTTTTTAGTAAGGCTTATCAATACCGATTATTTAAAAAGAGGAACAGGAGAGCTAAACAGGGTAGTTTCGTCGTTTGATATTATATATTTCCCAAAGAATGGGAATAAAGATTGTATTTGCATGGGTGATAAGCTTTCGGAATTGCTGTCCGTCATCAAGCTCTCAACAGGAGATACAATACGAGCCGTAGAGAAGTCTTTTGAAATTGTAGACAGTATTTTGCATTTTAGAGTTTCATATAACTACAGCACAATTAAGTATCAAAATGTTGATAACATGGGGCGAATATCTTTGAACAGAGGTAATTAAGTTGGGAAAAGAAAAGATTGATTTAAATAAACACACAAAAGAGGCTATTAAAGCATCTTCAAGATACTTGGGACATGGAGATGTACTTGATGTAATCCTTGACGATGATACAGCTTACACAATAGATGAAGTTGACGGCCTTATTGATGAATTTTTGAAAAGGGAGGTGGAATAATGGCATTAGGTGGTGGTATTTGGACAAGGCAGGATAAGGTATTGCCCGGAGCTTATACAGTGTTTTCGAATGCTAAAAAGGCAAATGCCGCTCTTTCAAGTAGAGGTATTGTGGCATTGCCGACAGCTCTTGACTTTGGCGAAGCAGGAAAGGTTTTTGAAGTAAGCAGAGAAGACTTTATGACAAAGTCGAAGGAACTCTTCGGCTACAGAATAGATGATGATCACATGCGTAATCTTAGAGAGGTTTTCTTGCACGCAACTAAGGTACTCGTATATAGGCTTGTATCGGCTGATGCAATGGCCGCAAGTAATACACTTGCTACGGCTAAGTATGTAGGTAAAAGAGGCAATGATATTAAGATAGTAGTAGGTGCAAATGTTGATAAGCCAAGTGCCTTTGATGTTAGTACATATCTTGATAATGTTTTAGTGGATACACAGACTGTCGATAATATGGCAGGGCTAAAGGATAATGCGTATGTAACTTTTAAAAGTTCCGCTACATTATCTGCTACAGCCGGAATGCCGCTTAGCGGGGGTACTGACGGCGGTAATCTTACAGGAGAGATATATACAAAGGCTTTAGAGAGTTTCGAGGCATATGCATTTAACATTTTATGCTGTCCTGTTATTGACAGCACCATAACAAAGTTGTTTGTGGCATATACTAAGCGGCTCAGGGATGAAGTCGGGTCGAAGTTCCAAACAGTTGTATATAAGTCTGATAGCGACTATGAAGGAATTATCTCCATAAACAATGATGTAGTTGGAACGGATAAAAATTCTTTGGTGTATTGGGTATCAGGAGCAGAGGCAGGATGTGAAGTAAATAAGAGCCTGACAAATACAGTGTATGACGGAGAATACGAGGTTGTCACGGATTATAAGCAGTCACAGCTTGAGTCGGCAATTAAGCAGGGTAAATTCACTCTGCACAATGTAAACGGTGGTGTGAGAGTTCTTGAAGATATCAATTCGTTTGTGTCATTTAAGGTTGATAAGGATTCTATGTTCAGCTCGAATCAGACTATCAGGGTAATAGATCAGATAGCAAATGATATAGCCGCATTATTCAATACAAGATATTTAGGTGTAGTACCTAATGATAATGCAGGACGAATCAGTCTTTGGAATGATATTTGTAAGATACATCAGGAACTTGAAAAGCTTCGCGCCATAGAAGGTTTTGATACTAAATCGGTTGAAGTGGTTCAGGGCGATGATAAGAAGTCTGTCCTTTGTACCATAAACGGAATAGATATTATAAATGCTATGACAAAGCTTTACTTGAATGTAATCATAGCATAGAAAGGGAATACAGATGAACGATTCAATTATGAATGCTTTGGATGCCTTGGCAGGAGCACAGGCCAGCGCGTACGTAACCCTTGCAGACGGTAAAAGATATAATTTTATGCAGCTATATTCTTTTGAGGCAAGCATGAAGATAAATCTGGTGGAGGTGCCTATTCTCGGAAAGACGGGCAAGGGAAATAAGCCTAGCGGATGGACGGGAGAATGGAAAGGAACAGCACATTTCAATCAGTCGGTGCTTAGGGCTATGTGGCTTGAGTATAAGAACTCCGGAAGACTTCCAAGCTTTGATATACAGGTTACAAACGAGGACCCGACAGCTTCAGTAGGAAGACAGACTATTGTACTTAAAGGATGTCTCAGTAAGGGAGGAATACTTACAAAGTTTGATGCGGATTCAGAGACACTTGATGAGGATATTGAAGGAACATTTGATGACTGGGAAATGCCTGAAAGCTTCTCATTGCTTAAGGGAATGCAGTAAAAGGAGATTAGAACATGAGTAGAGATTTAAGTGCTTTTTTATCACAGAATGTAAAAAGGGTTGATAATACGCTCTACCCTGCGACAAACAGAATTGTAGATGAGAACGGCAAACCGATTCCTTGGGAGATTTGCTGTATTACAGCGACGGAGAATGCAAGAATAAGAAAAGGCTGCATGACAATGGTTGCGGTAGCAGGCAAGAAAGGGCAGTATACGCAGGAGTTTAACTCACAGCTATATCTTGCAAGATTGTGTGTAAGAACTACAGTATATCCTGATTTGCAGGATAAGGAGCTGCAAGACAGCTATGGCGTTATGAGCGCCGAGGAGCTTGTATCAACTATGCTTACTCCGGGAGAATTTGAGGACTACGCAACAGCAGTCATGAAAGCAAACGGCTTTGATGATGAAGAAAATTTGGTTGAAGAAGCAAAAAACTAATTAACGGCGGTGATCCTGAAGCCAATTACGCTTACTACTGTCTGCATAAATTCCACTGGAAACCTACGGAATTTATAGAGATGTCGGAAGAAGAAATGGCTTTTGTGATTGCCGCCATTGATATTAAAGCTCAGAACGACAAGAAACATGCGGATGAGCTGAAAAGCAAAATCAGGAGATAGGAGGCTGAATAATGGCTACAATACAATCACAGCTTGTACTGACAGACGGTATGTCAAGTGTGCTAAGGAGAATGAATTCAGCCTTACTCACTTGTATTGACAGCTTTGAACAAATGCAATCCACATCATCAAATCAAATTGATACGACGGTATTAAGAGAGACAAGAGCAAGTCTTACAGAGCTTAACGGTGAGCTTAATGCATCGGTAGAAAGCCAAGAAAGGGTCAGGGAGTCATCAAATCAGACAGACGCGTTACTCAAGAAATTAAGGGAAAGCTTTTTAAAACTTGCGGCTGCGGCAGGCATTGCGTTTTCAGTTAAGGGTGCTATAGAATTGGCCGATACATATACTCAGACGTAGGCGAGACTAAACCTTATCACAGGTGACTTAGAGAAAACAAAGAACTTGCAGGACGCTATAGCCGCATCGGCTAATCGCTCAAGAGCGGCATATCAATCCACAGCAGATGCAGTATCAAAAATGGGTCTTATGGCTAAAGATGCTTTCAGTGTTGCAGATGAGAGCGGACATAAGATGCTTAATACAAATGAGCTGGTAGCCTTTACAGAGCTTTTAAATAAGCAGTTTATTATAGCCGGTACATCGGCGCAAGGAATGGAAGCTACTATGACTCAGCTTACACAGGCTATGGCTTCAGGAGTACTAAGAGGCGATGAGTTAAACTCTGTATTTGAACAGGCACCGACCATTATTGAGACTATTGCAAATCACTTAGGTGTTGAGATGGGGCAGGTTAGGCAGTTGGCACAAGAAGGAAAGATAACTGCGAGTGTAGTAAAAGAAGCTATGCTTTCATCTGCAGATGAGATAGATGCAAAGTTTAATTCAATGCCTTATACATATTCACAAGTTGCAACAATGATTCAGAATATACTGTTTAATGCCTTTGAACCTGCAATACAGATGATAGGTAGCGGTGCACAGTGGATAGTAGATAATTGGGATGATATAGAGCCGATACTTGTAGGAATTGCAGGGGGCATAGCAATAGCAACCGTTGCTTGGGGTGCTTGGACAGCAGCTATGTGGTTAGCTGATGCGGCAAATAGAGCTACAATTGCAGGTATGCTGGCTAACCCGTTTCTATGGATTGCAATTGCACTTGGTGTACTTATCACTGTGATTTACAGATTCATTCAATCTGTAGGAGGAATGAAGAATGCATGGACTCTTGCACAAATGGCTATGGGAGTAGGTATTGCGTGGTTAAGAGTTGCGTTCATGACCGGTATATACGGAATCATAGATATGGCAGGAAAACTTTCATTATGCTGGCAAAAGACAGGAGTTGCGGTGTCGAACTTTATAGGGCAGATGAAGGCGAATGTACTTGCAGGCATCCAGAACATGGTTAACAGTGCTATCAGTTTGATAAACGGGTTTATCAATGCCTTGAATAAGATACCGGGGGTAAGCCTTCAGGCAATATCACAAGTTACATTTGCAAGTACTGCACAAGCACAGTTCAATGCGGAAAAGACTGCCAGAGAGCAGGGACTTGCCGATGCCGAAGTTCATGAGGACGCATCAAGAAGGGCAAGAACATGGGAACTTTTGCAGATGAAGGGCGACTTAAACAGTAAAATGGCAGACCTTAAGGGTAAGTATACCGAATTTAAGGCAGATTCAATTGCAATGAAAAATGGAGACGGTATAGATTCTTTAGGACCCTTTGATACAGGAGCGTTTGACAAAGGTACAGGAGCAGGAGTTGCAGACAACATAGGAAAGACAGCGGGTAACACTGCGGCTGCGGCAGGAGCACTTGCAGAGACTAAGGAAAACCTTGAATACTTAAGAGATATAGCAGAGCAGGAAGCTATTAACAGGTTCACTACTGCCGAGATAAAGATTGATTACTCAGGAATGACTAACCAGATAAGTTCAAATATGGACTTGGATAATGTGTTGGATACTTTGACTGTTAAATTTGTTGAGGCGGTCCAGATGGGAGCAGAGGGGGTGCATAATTAATGTATAGATTCTATTTAGCAAATATGTTGTTACCTGTCACGCCTTCAAAATTAAGTGTAAAAACCAAGAACATGAATAAGACTGTAACTCTTATAAATGAGGGTGAGGTCAACATTATAAAAACAAAGGGTTTGAGGGAGTTCAGTTTTGAGCTCCTTTTACCTTTTGACAGATATTCCTTTACAACCATGAACAGGCCGAAGAAACAAAAAAGCTATTTGGATAAATTAAATAGACTCAAAATAAATAAGAAACCGTTTCAGTTCATAGTAAAGCGGCCAAAAGGGTTTAAGACAAATATAAGGGTTACCTTAGAGGACCTTAGTATCACAGAGGATGTAAAGGAAGGCAGAGATATAAAGGTAAGTATCACCTTAAAGGAGTATAGGCATTACGGGACTAAGAAGGTTGTGTTTGTTCAACCGACAGCCACAGTAGGAGAGCAGCCTAAGCAGGAAGAGAAAAAAGAAGAAGCCAAAGTGGCGGAGAATAGAGACTCATCTACTGCTCAAAAGCCTAAGACTCACGTAGTAAAGAGGGGTGATACTCTTTGGGGACTTGCCAAGAGATATTACGGAAACGGCGCTTTATATCAAAGAATAGTGAGTGCAAATCCTAAAATAAAGAACCCTAATTTGATTATAGACGGATGGGAGCTTGTAATACCATGACAGTAAATATAATGATTAGCAATGGAAAAGAGGCCTATATACCGTCACTCAAAGAAGGAATTCAGTTGGATTTGGAGCGTAAAGGCAGTCCGGGGAAATTAAAGTTTTCATATTTCAACGATGGAAATACTAAGGCTGAAGAAGGTAATCAGGTAAAACTTACGGTGGACGGGATAGATGTGTTTTTCGGATTTCTTTTCAGCAAAAAGATTTCAAGTCAAGATAGCAGCTTTGTTGAGTGTACGGCATATGATCAACTGAGGTACCTAAAGAATAAAGATACTTACTCATACAATAATCTAACCGTCGGTGAAGTTATAAAGCTTATTGCCGAAGACTTCAGGCTTAATATCGGAGAGCTTGAGGATACCGGATATAAGATACCACACAGAGAAGAACGGGACAAAACACTGTTTGATATTATACAGAATTCAATTGATGAGACTGTGCAAAACACAGGTAAGCTTTATGTGTTCTACGATAATGTAGGAAAACTTACACTTAAAAATATTGAAAGCATGAAGCTTGATTTGCTTATAGATATGAGTACTGCAGTAGGATATGAGTATAACAGCTCTATTGACAGCAATACTTACAATCAGGTAAAGGTTGTATATAAGAACACGAAGGATAAAACAAATGATATCTTCCTGGTAAAGAGCGGTGAGAATATCAATAAATGGGGTGTGTTACAGCTTAATGAAAGCGTAGAGACTAAGGAATCAGGCGCAAGAAAGGCCGAGGCTTTACTTAAATATTACAACAAGGTATATAAAACGCTCACGATAAAAGACGCTTTTGGGGATGTAAGAGTTAAGGCAGGTTCATCTATGGTTGTTATGCTACAGTTTGAGGATATAAAGATATCAAGCTATATGGTAGCTGAGAAGGTAACTCATACTTTCAAAAACGATGAACACTTGATGGCTTTAAAGCTTAGAGGAGGGTTGTTTAATGTATGATTTTGTGGAAGCGGTAAAGCTGGTAGCACTTGAAGCCGTGGAATCCAAGGACCCTATGCGGTTTTGCTTTGGAAAGGTTAGCAAAGTAGATCCGCTTGAGATATTGATAGATCAGAAACTTACAGTACCTGAGAGTGCGCTTATTCTTACAGGAATGGTGAGTAAGTATTCAGTAGAAGTCGAAGGGCAGGGTAAGATTACTCTGGATAACAGCTTAAAAGTTGGGGAGCAGGTCATTCTTATCAGAGTTGATGGCGGCCAAAAATATATAGTATTGGATAGAGCGAGGTGAGAATATGCTACCTGTAATTGCTAAAGATATTCTGAATATAGAAAGTAGAGCGGAGCCAAGCAATACATTTCATATAGATTTTGACAGAGGCAGAATAATAGGATTTGTAGATGAAAAAGAGGCATTGAAGCAAGCTATACTGCTTATTCTGAATACGGAAAGATATAAGTTTTTAATTTACTCATGGAATTATGGTATTGAGCTTGTAGATATTATAGGTGCGCATCCGGATATAGTTGAGGATGAAGCGGAAAGGCTTATAGAAGAGGCTCTTTTATGTGATGACAGAATACTTGCTGTTTATGATTTTGATTTTAGCAGAATTAGAAACTCTATGATAATAGCATTTAAAGTTGACAGCATATATGGGGGTATTGATATAGAAACGGAGGTAAATCTGTAGTGTTTGAAGAGAATACATATGAAAACATAATAAACAGAGTCCTTGCAAGGGTTGATGACAGCCTTGATAAAAGAGAAGGATCTGTAATCTTTTCTGCAGTTGCTCCTGTATGTGCGGAACTGGCACAAGCCTATATCGCACTGGGGTATCTTATAGACTGCACCTTTGCCGATACCGCACCAAGGGAATTCCTGATAAGAAGAGCTCTTGAAAGAGGTATTATACCGACAAAAGCTACATATGCGAAAGCCGTTGCGCTTTTCAATATAGATGTTGATATCGGTAAGAGATTTTCAAGTTTAAAATTTAACTGGACAGTGTCTGAAAAGATAAGTACAGGTAAATTTTATATTACTTGTGAGACTGCAGGTAGCTTACCGAATGCCGAAAGAGGAAATCTCATACCTATTGAATACATAAATGGTCTTGAGACGGCAAGCATAGAGAGTATAGAAGTGTACGGTGAGGATGAGGAGGATACTGAAGAATTTAGAAAGAGATACTTCTCATCATTTGAAAGCCAAGCATTTGGAGGCAATAAAAGAGATTATTATCAAAAGATTACAGCTATTGACGGAGTAGGCGGATGTAAGATATTTAGAGCCACAGACTCTAAAGGCCTGAAAGCTCCCGGACATGTGCTTGCTATAATAACAAATTCGGAGTATGGTCCTGCGAGTCAAACTTTAGTATCAAATGTGCAAAGAACCATAGACCCTAACGGCGATCAGATGGGCGACGGGCTGGCTCCGATAGGTCATATATGCCATATAGAGTCTGTAAAAACAAAGAATATCAATATAGATACTAATATAGTTTACGATGCAGGATATAGTTTTAATGCTTTGCAATCTCAGATAAATAAGGCTATAGACGGATATCTATATGAGCTTAATAAGTCATGGGATACGGTAGAAAATGTAGTTGTTAGAATATCGAATATTGAGAGCAGAATACTGGCTATAAACGGAATTAAAGATATCGCAGATACTAAGCTAAACGGTAGCCCGTCAAATGTAATACTTGATAAGGATACTATAGCTGTAAGAGGTACATTCAATGGATAGGAAACTGATTGATTATTTGCCTGATATCTTAAGAAATATACTTGAGTTTAGACAGATTATGGGTGCTGAACAACCGGAACTTGAGGTCTTTTGGAATAAAGGAAATAAGGTTGTAGATAACAGTTTTATATTAAGCGAAGATGAGGATGCCGCAAGCAGATGGGAAAAGATACTGAATATCTCACATAAAGATACAGATGAGCTTGATGTTAGAAATCTAAGAATACTTGCAGTTATGCAGGGAAGATTGCCGTATACTTACCGAACTTTATACAAAAGCCTGCTGGCAATGGTTAACTCGGAAAGAGACTTCAAGCTTAATGTAGATGTAGATAAACAAAGCGTATCTATAGTAGTAGCACTGTCTTCAAAGGAATTAAAAGACGAGATAGAAAAACTTGCGGAAAAGATGGTGCCTGCAAATATGATGCTTGAGGTATTGTTGTGGTATACAACTCACAGAATGCTCGAGATAAAAACTCATGGAGCACTGGAGCAGTATACTCATGAGCAAATGACAGAGCTGGATTTAAGGTAGGTGATTTATGAGACAAACGGATAATCTAAAATTGAAAATGCCAGACAGGACAGACAATTACAATGTTGAGGACTTTAACAGCAATTTTGCAAAACTTGATAAAGCGGTAAGCGGTACAAGGCAGATACAAGTGACGGCTTCAAGGTTTACCACTCAAGGACCTTATACACAGCGTATAGATGTAGCAGGAATCAAGAGTACAGATATGCCTGAGATATCTTTGCTGATACCTGACGGTATTACAGATAGCGCAAGAGTAAAGGCTATAAAAAAGGCTTGGAGTTGTGTAGACAGGATAGATACATATGATGGCTATATAGTGATAAGTTGCTTTGTAAAAAAGCCTGAAACCGATATCTTACTGCTTATGAAGGGGGTGTAATATGGCACAGGCAATACTTTTAAGAGGTGGTGCAGGAGGAGTATCATCTGATGATGTGACAGCATCTAAGGCACAAGTACTACAGGGATATAAGACTGTAACTACAGATAGTGATGATGAGGTGGTGGAAGGAGCAATTCAGGTAGTAGACACAGCTCAAGATAACTATAGTAAAACAAGGACTACTGAATACGGGTTGGACAAAAATAGAAATGCTTTCTACATGCACTTGCCACAGCGTAGTGCATACTACACTAGAAATGACAATACTCCACATGTAGTATAAAAGTTTCTAAATAACTCGATTAAATAATTGTTCCATGATATAATATTCATATAGTACATATGGAGGAAAAATCATGGGTAGAAAAGCAACCACAATAACATTAACGTCAGAGGAACGAGAATATCTCAAATCACAAACACGTTCACGAACTATTCAGGCTCAAACCGTTTGTCGAGCAAGAATATTGCTCCTTAAGGCAGAAGGTGTAGCTATTGATGTAATCGCAGATAAAGTAGGCATCAACAGGTGTAGCGTTATGCTTTGTCTTAAAAAATTCAAAGAAGGTGGTGTTGAAAATGCCCTTTTGGATGCTCCCGGTCGCGGTCGCAACGCAGAGATTACTGATGATGAAAAAGCATGGATTATAAATATCGCTTGCCAAAAACCTGTAGAACTTGGATATTCAGCCGAAGTATGGACAAGGGCTCTTCTGACGAAACACATAAATAAGGTTGCCGAAGAGTCCGGTCACATAAGACTTTCCACTATAAGTCAGTCAAAGGTTCGGACGATACTTGAAGAGGCAGATATTAAGCCTAACAAGATAAAGTATTACTGCCGGAAGCGAGATCCTGACTTTGATCAGAAGATGCACAATGTTCTCTTGGTCTATAAGCAGTTATCAATGCAGTTCGATGAAGATGGTCAGCTGCTACCCTTTGCCAAAGATGGTCAAATTGTTCACGTTCTCTCATATGATGAGAAGCCGGGTATACAGGCTACAGCAAATACTTCTGAGGATCTTCCACCGGATGAGAATCATAAAACCTTCAGCAGAGATTATGAATACAAGCGTTTAGGAACGATTTCGTTACTTGCCGGTATAGATCTTCAAACTGGAGAAGCAATTCCGCTTGTCAAAGATCGTCATACAAGTAAAGAATACATAGAGTTTCTTAAACTGCTTGACTCGAAATATTGCAAAGAGGATAAGATTCGCTTGGTGTTGGATAATCTCAAGGTGCATACTTCCGAAGAAACAAAAAAATATCTTGCTTCAATTCCCGGAAGATTTGAATTTGTATTTACTCCAAAACACGGTTCATGGTTGAACCTTGTTGAAGGATTCTTTAGTAAGCTTACTCGACAGTCCTTAAAGGGTATTCGTGTTAGTAGCAAAGAGGAACTGGTGGAGCGAATATATAAGTATTTTGAGGAAGTCAACGCCGACCCGGTAGTATATCACTGGAAATATCGTCTCGAAGAGATTGATTTAGGTGAGCAGGTTCAGGTTGATACATTACCTCTTAAAAAGTCGAGTTAACTATTGACAGTTATACTAGCAAAGAGGAATTTGAAGAACTTATTACCGGACACTGTGAACAGATTATCTTGGAAGTTACAGAAGCATGTAACTTGAGATGTGAGTACTGTATTTATCATGAACATCATCCTGAATTTAGGGGTTTTTCAAACAGGAATATGACTAAAGAAGTTGCGTTGAGGAGTATTGATAATGTTTTAAGGTCATATAAAAAAGACAGGTTTGCACTGACTTTTTATGGAGGAGAACCATTGATTAATTATCAACTAATAAAGGAATCTATATTATATACACAAAAGAAATATCCTAACATAAAATTGGACATATCGTTCACTACAAACTTAACATTACTAAGAAAGGAAATGATAGATTTCTTTAAGTCACTGGATAACGTTTATATTTTATGCAGTTTAGACGGACCGAAAGACTTCCATGATAAGTACAGGAAATATGTTAATGGTAATGGAACATTTGAGGAAGCTATAAAAGGGATTCAATTACTGCGTGAACATTTTTATTTTGAAGGTGATGAGGAGCATACATTTGCAATAAACTGCGTTGTAACTCCGCCATATAGCAAGAAAAATCTTGATAGATTAGCATATTTTTTCAGAGAAGAACTTAAATTGCCCAAAGACGTGTCAGTATCATATTCATATTTGGATAGGGGACAAATGCAGGTAGATTTAGGAAGTTCCGGGTTGATTGCAGATGATATTGGCGGGAAACTGGAAGCAAGTCCTATTGAGGAATGGGCATTGGATAAAATTATAAAGAAAGAGGAAAGGCAAGAAGAATTGTTTAGCATAATCAGTCAGGATATGCTAAGGGTAGCTAAAAGGCTTCGAGCAGATGATGGTTTAATAGAAAAAACCTACTTTCATGGAAATTGTGTTCCGGGGCAAAGAAGGATTTATGTGAATGTTGATGGAACATATAAGGTATGCGAGAGAATAGGTGCCTCTCCAACATTAGGGAATCATATCAGTGGGTATGATATAGATAAGATTTATAAAGAATATTATAAAGACTATGTGGAGTATTTTAAGAGGATATGTAAGAACTGCTGGGCACAGCCGATGTGTTCTATTTGTTATTAAAGGACAATGGATAAGGACGGTATAAAAAAAGATGTGCCAGATTCCGTCTGCATGGGTTCAAGGCGTTTAATAAGGGATGCTTTTATAAGCTATTACAGACTTTATGAAATGGACAGGGAAAAATTGGAGGAAACACTTCAGAAGTATGAAAAAGCCAGAAAAGAGGCGGAAGGGATAAGGCAATATGAAGTTTACGGCGAGTCTCTGTAAAATTCATTTATAGGATGATTAATAGATGAAAATAAAAGTATTCAGTCTTTATAAGAACATAATTTGGATAGTTAAAGAGATAAATTCTTTTAATAAAATGTATCCTTTTTTATTAGGGATAAATTCTTTATTTCAAGCCGTACTTCCTGTTTTTGCACTGGTTATAACGCAGATGCTTATAGATACAATACAAAGACGAATTGTACATTATAAATATGTAATAGTCTTAGTTTTGCTATTAGTTATAACTCAGATGATTACAGATGTGGTTTTGCCTTATATAACTTTGTGGATAAATAATTTTGAACTTAAATTTGAAGTCTATACTCAAGCCAAGCTTCTTAAAAAAGTAGCAAAATTGAAAAGTAAGGATTTTGAATCTAGTACAATTTATGATTTAATAGTTAGAACACAATATGATATGAATGCAGGAGTTATAGGAAACGCCAAATTGATTTTTGATGTATTTTCTGTGTTAATTAGTGCAATTTCATATGTGGTAGTTTTGTTTAAGTACAGTGTAATCATGATAGGAATTATTATTTTCATCTCTCTT